TAAAAGTTTTTATAAATAAATAATGCTTAAATATTAAATATAATTTGTAAAAACAACCTAAAATCTAGGTCAAGCAATTAGAAATAGTCAAGCTATATCGTATATATAATTTATATATATTTATTATAACTATCTAATTGGTGAGATTTAAAAGCTATAGAGGGTCGACCCAGTTTCAAAAATTCTAGGGTGTTTAGCTTGAGATTTGGCAAGGGTTTAAGGGTTATTGAAATATAGCTTTAAGTGTTGATAAGCTTGAGATTTATTGAGATTGTTTGAGGGTTTTTAAGTTATCTTTATAAAGCTTGATAATCTTGTTATCTTTGTAAACTAGTGAGATATTTAAAGATAATTAGTTATATTTTTTATATATAGTTATTATATATATTATTGGTGTTGCTAATTAGAATCATTATAGGGTACATAAGAGCCATGGGGGGTGGTGGGGGTATATATATACTGCTTATACAAAATACACAGCTTTAGATGTAAACTAGATAGCCTCGCCCTGCTATAAAGATTAACATAAGACTTGCTATATTGCTGGACTGCCCCAGATAGACTTATATGCTTCACCCCCTGGAGAGTTGATATATATATTATACTATGTCTTCTGCATTTGTCAACTCTAAATTAAAATAAATGTTGTCAACTAGATGTAAACTTGTTATAATGAATACATGAACAATAACTTTCTTCCAACTAACTCAGATAATAAACAAAGAAAACTAACAGACCAACAACAACACTTCCTCACAGCACTAGGTGGTGTTGCTAAAGGTAATATAAACCTAGCTCTAAAAGAAGCAGGGTATGCTGACAGTTCAAAATCTAATGTAATAGATTCCCTAAAGGATGAGATAGTAGATGTTGCCACAAAGATTCTAGCAAAGTCAGCACCAATAGCCAGTCAGAAGTTAGTGGAGATATTAGAAAGTGATGACCCTATACCACAAGTCAATGCTAAGTTGGCAGCAGCCCAGACTTTGTTGGATAGAGTAGGTATTGCAAAACGAGATAAACTTGATGTAACGCATACAGCAGCTTCAGGCATATTCATTATACCTGCTAAAGAGAAATTAATAGATGCTAATGCAGAGGATGTAGATATAGATGATGAAGAGAAATAGTTCAACTATTCCTTTTGGTTATAGATTAGGTGAAGATAATAAAACATTAGAGGTTGTTGATAAAGAAGTATCAGCATTAAAAGAAATGAAGGATGGTGTTAAGTCAGGTGCTTTTAGTTTAAGAGGAGCAGTTGAAATATTAGAACATCAGACAGGCAGGAAGTTATCAGCTATGGGTTTAAAAAAAATCATAGACAAAGATAAACCAGAACCTATTATAGAATCAAAAGGTTTGTTAAGTAAGAATGACTGACGAGAAACCAAAGAGACAATATAACTATAGCTATGCTCATAAAGCTAAGATAGCTTCAAGGAAAGCTGTTAAAGCAAAAGAGAAAGAAATAGCTAGATTAAAAAAGAACTTGGAGAATAAGACAAGAAGACTCCGAGATAAGAAAGAAACATTAAAGGTCGTACAAAATGCCGAAACGAATAAAGAAACCAAGAAAGGTTTGGTCATCGAAGAAGACAAACTTGATACCTTACCTAGTCCTGTTAAAAAACTCATTGAAGAAGAAAAAGAAAGAATAGTATTTAAACCAAATACAGGACCACAAACAGATTTCCTAGCAGCACCTGAACAAGATGTATTATATGGTGGTTCTGCTGGAGGAGGTAAATCGTATGCAATGTTAGTTGACCCATTACGATTTATGCACATTAAAGAACATAGAGCATTACTATTAAGAAAGTCTATGCCTGAATTAAGAGAACTAATAGATAAGTCTAGAGAGTTGTATCCCAAAGCTTTTAAGGGTGCAAAGTTTAGAGAAGTCGAAAAGATATGGAGATTCCCTTCAGGGGCTTCATTGGAGTTTGGTTACCTTGATAGAGATGCTGATGTATATAGATACCAAGGTCAATCGTACACCTGGATAGGGATTGACGAGCTAACACAGTATCCTACAGAATTCCCACTCCAATATTTGCAATCACGATTGAGAACAACTAATAATGCAATACAATGCTACATTCGGTGTACTGCAAACCCTGGAGGAGTTGGTGGGAACTGGGTTAAGAAAAGGTATCTAGACCCAGCACCACCTAATGAAAGTTTTACTGGGGAAGATAAAATAACAAGAAAGTTTATACCAGCTAGATTAGAAGATAACCCTTATCTATCTGAAGATGGTAAGTACGAGCAGATGTTACAATCATTACCTGCTGTACAAAGAAAACAATTACTAGAAGGTAACTGGGATGTTTCCGAAGGAGCTGCCTTTACAGAGTTTGATTATGATACACATTGCATAGATGCTTTTGAATTACCTAGACATTGGGTTAGAGTAAAAGGAATTGACTATGGTTATGCAGCAGAATCTGCAGTAGTATGGGGAGCAGTAGACCCTACTGATGAAACATTAATTATTTATAGAGAACTATATCAAAAAGGTTTAACAGGCGAAGACTTAGCTACAAGAATCTTTGAGTTTGAAAAAGAGGATAGGTTGTCTGTGAGTGGTGTGTTAGATGGAGCTGCGTGGGCAAGGACAGGTGCTACAGGTCCAACTGTAGGGGAAGTACTATCCAGAGCAGGACACAAGCTTAGAAGGGCTGACAAGAACAGAATTCAAGGCAAGATACAAATACATGAAAGATTAAAATTAAACGACAAAGGTCGACCCAAGCTTCAGATATTTAAATCTTGCCCCAACTTAATAAGAGAAATACAATCTATACCTATTGACCCTAACAGACCAGAGGATGTAGATACAAAAGCATCAGACCATGCTTACGATGCTCTAAGATATTTAATAATGTCTAGACCTAGAGCAACTTCAGTATGGGAAGAAATGTCAAACAAAAAACGATGGACACCATCAGACCCAACCTTTGGATATTAATATGAGAGATAAAATAAAAGAAAGTTTAATAGCACACGCAGAAGGACACATAAAAAAACATTCTGCAAATGTAGAGATATATTTAAATAACTCTATGGGTATTGGAGAACACTCTGATATTCTAGAAACAATTGAAAAAGAACTAGAAGCTATAGCTAAGTATGATGACCAGCTTCATGTATTAAGGAAGTATTTCTAATGCCATTATATACATTTAAAAATACTAAGACTGATGAAGAGTATGATGAGGTGATGAGCTATGAAGAGCTTCAAGAATATTTAAAACAAGAAGATATACATCAAGTATTTAAGATGAACATATACAGATACTCAGATGCTGGTGGAATTAAAGACCAATTTACTGACTGGTGTAAAGATGACAAGGTAAAAGGCAAAGGAGATTTTAAACCTTATGGTAAAGGTAAAAAAGGATTTAGTAAAATGAAACAACAGCAGGAGGAGAAAAAAGGTAATGGTTAAAAAGAAAATTAAAATAAATACTAAAGCTACTAGGGAAATAGATAAGTATCCTCTGGTTTCTGTGTACTGGCTTGACATTTGCTCCGACAGCTCATGGCAATCTATTGAAGGATGTAAGAAAGCAAAGCTTCCTATTTGTGTTACTAAAGGTCACTTATTAACTCAAACTAAAGGAGTGACTAGAATATTTGGAGATTATTCTTTGGCTGATGAGGAGACAGGGAAGATTGAAGAGATTGGAAACAGCACGATTATACCTAATAGTGTTATCGTGGAAATTAAAAAAATAGTTGACAAGAGGTAATAATAACTGTATTATTATATTACTGCACAAATAATTTAAGGAATTATATATGGCTACTTACGACCAGGTTAGACAGGATTTAAATCCATCTATGGATGAAGCAAAAGAAGAAGAAGCAATTTCTAATCTTGTTGCTAAAATTAATTCTAGGTTTCAACAATGTGAAACTACTAGAGAAGATGATGAAGATAGATGGTTACAAGCTTTCCATAATTACAGAGGAAGATATTTTAAGAATGTAGCTTTTAGAGACCATGAGAAATCTAGAGTCTTTGTTAAAGTAACTAAAACAAAAGTACTAGCAGCATATGGTCAATTGATTGATGTATTGTTTGGTGCAAATAAATTTCCATTAACTATTCAAGAAACTAGAGTACCTGAAGGTATAGATGAGTATGCTCATTTAAATCCATTAAAAGAACAAATGGGTATGAATGAAAATGAACAACCTATTCC